GTAGAATTGGATGCTAAAAAAAGGCCCTGTGAACGTGATCCTTTACGGCTATTACACGGACGACAGCAAGAAATCATGTTGTCGAGACTAACAGGGTCTCCGCCGGACTTGATACTGATTATGTGGTCGACCGTCATATCGTCGCCTGTGTAGCCACAATAGGCGCACGTGTATCCATCCCTTGCTAATACACGTAATCGCTGTTGCTTGTACTTATGGCTAACGCGTGGATCTTGTTTACCTTTAACCATTAATAGTGACCATTGGCTTGATGGTAGGCCCACGCCCTGCAGGGTGTCTGGTGTCTATGTCGGATGTATTTTAATCCCATATCGATCTGTCTATATGGATCTAATAGATTCATACGCAGTAGCTGTGGAATCCCAAAGGCTGACGATTTAGGGTTATCCGCACGTGGATCCCATCTGCTTTCACGATTCCATAACAGCTCTACACATCGATATTGTTTAGCATCTATAAGTTTCATATGCGTGTATAGCTTGTAGTTATTAATGTCTTTAGGTGTATTTACAGCTAAGGCTGGTGTAGTGCCTAATACACATAGCACGGCCAATAGCACCAAACTACGCCTGCGAGCTACCCGCCTCAGCGGCTCGCCAGCGAGTGTGGAGCGTACTCCCACAGTCAAATACAAAGCAATTATGTGGATAACTTGAACGGGTCGCCTGCGTGTCATCCACAGGTTATTCACGGCTGTGGATAACTTATTCATCGGACACGACCTAATGCCGAGCCCTTTAATGCATCTACAGCCTTAGTGCCCATAGCGAACATAATGGTCAAGTATTGAATTTGTGCGAAGCTATTACCACGTACAAACTTGAGACTGGGCTCCATACATAACACGCCATCGGCTTGATCCCATGCCTGCTTAAACCAGTTAGCCTTAGACGTTGGCACTAAACAGATCCCATCACCATGAGCTATAAACTTCTCAATCCATGGACGTGGAGCAGAATACGGCGGGTTCATCCATACCGTTCCCTCCCATGGTGCTTTTAAGCCATCATCGAGAATGGTGTAATAGCGTTTAGCCGGGATCCATGGGATACCTCCCGCAGTCGAAGCTACATCTAAATCAAAGGTGATATCCAACGCCTCGAATATATGAGCTGGTGTGTAGTAATCATCCGATGATCCGGTATCGATTAGATCGTGGTCAAAGTCCATATCTAGCTGATCGCTCATTTAATGACCTCGGTTTCATTAATATCCTCGGTTAGTACGATACCCATTACCCCACATTTAACGCATTGCATCGTTTTAACGTACGGCGGCAGGTTGTCGGTTACGACTCGTTCAATATGCTCGGTTATGCGAGCGCATAGACGGCATTTAGTCTTAAACCCCATAACTGGACCTCTTTAAATATTGAATCTCAAATAAGTTAGATCTTGGCACCCAGTAATTATCCTGATAGGGATGTTTATATTTAGGTTGCATTGCCATATGTACCGGCATCCAGCCCAGCAATATGTACACCGGACTAAATCCGGTTACAAGGATGGCCACGTCATTAGGTCGAGGGTTTGGCCTGTTTTGCATGATGAGGTGGCCGTTAGCGTGTTTGGTCCACTTGACCTCTATGTTCTGGCCTACATCGGCTTCATCATGAAAGGTATTTACTTTAGGCACAAAGCCAAAATCGCCAAAGTAATTAGCGACCGCCGTCTCAGCTCCGCAAGCCTCCGCCTTTTGCCATATGAACTCATGGTAATTGGCAAAGCGCTGGCCAAACTGATTAGCATCGGTTGGATCGGCATTTATGGCAATAGCTCGATCGAGGCCTTTTTGATGTGCAGTAATCTCCTGGCTTCGATCAAGTACGACCTTGGCTACGCGCGACATTGTGCACATAACCACGTTAATACCTCATTGCCAATATCCCGGATAGTTAAGCCGCCAAGTGTTCCAACCCACTCATCGCAATAATCGCACTTATCGACCGTTGTCGAGCTAGTAGATCCATCATCGTGGATAGTTGTAGATATGCCATTTTTAATAAAAGTTATTTCGCCCATATAAGTACTCCCATACCGATGAGAGCCGCGACCTCAAAAATAACTAGGATCATAATCAGTCTTTGTTTTGTCATACCTGAGGCTTCCATTTTCCATCGGAGGCCAGCACATACCAGCGAGGCGTACATTGATTAGCTCGTACGCGTTCGGTGCATTTATAGCAGGCCCACGGTTTTCCGGTTGCCTTGGCGGTTCCCTCGGCCCAGACCATATGACCGTGCGAACATTGAGGGGCTTCAGCTACTAATTCACCACCTAGCTGAGTGCCAATTTCTAAGATCGATGAGGCCATTGTGGCCATATCCTCAATCGAGGCCTTTGTGCTCCATGGATCTGTATCGGCCGGTAGATTCTCGACCTTTTGCATATCCTGAACCGTAGGCCTTGCGTGTTCACTTGGTGTTAATAACCCGATTACGCGGCCATAAGCCGAAGTGACAGTATCCTCAATCAGCCATTTTTTCATATTGTTTGTCAAGGTTGCTACATTGCCAAAGGCATAATCCACAGCACTCGGGACCGCATCCTCGAACTCACGATAAGCCTCGGCCTTAACCAGCACCGTGCCCTTGATAATGTCAATATCCTCGATATAAGCGATTAAACGCCCTGAGGGAAATTCGGCCCGGAAGCGCTTAATCCGCGCATTTACATCCTCGTAATTATCCAAGAATCCCATCAGATTAGCTCCTGTTCTTTCAGAGCCTTTGCGATAGCGCGCCCGCGTACGTAACCCTCGCCATGTCCCTCACGGTATCCAATAGCGTAACCTGCCACCATAAATAGAAAGCCTAAGCCGCAGGCGCCCAAGCCAATCAAGATGTCTAAACTGTTCATTTATTAGCCCTTTGTTAAGGCTGATCAAGCTACTAACCGAGTAGCCCTCTCAGCGTTTGTAGTATCAGTATGAGGGCAATTTGTCAGATTTCAAAGCGTATAGCCTTTTGGCGTGTCGCTACTTGGCTAAGCGATCCTCTAGCAGAATCTCGTAAATTCGATCCACACGTTGTTCAATTCTTTCCACGCGCCCGGCAAGGTTATGGCCGCCGTTGCCATCGGGTTTTAATTCCCCAAGGTAGTACTTAACAAGGTGACGGACGAGCCCAGCCCCCAGCCCCAAAATGGTAAAGCTCCCCAAAGCTAGACCGACTGCGAGCTGGGCCCTTTCCATTACTTAGCGTTAATTCCGATAGCACTCTCTGACGGAGTTAAAGCCTTTAGTAAAGGTCCGATTAGCCCGGCGATAAACGCGTTAGCCAATACTTTTGGATCATTAATACCGGATAAGTACAGAGCCCCCACGCAGCTAATAGCCGCCCGGAGATATGACTTACCCGCCTCGATTGCCTGCTTTTTCATTGTGCGCTCCTGTAATGCCCTTTAGTTGATCTGACTCAACACGTAAAGAGTAGCCGTACCCGCCGTCGTAATAGCGTATAGAGCCTCGTTATCGCCTACCATGATTGTTAACTTGTCGCCATTATCCATTCGGTAGCCGTTAGCCGTGGTCAGGTTTGCCCCACCGATGTATAACGTACCGCTGGCACTGTGCAGATAAACGCTTTGATCTCCGATTAATGCTGGAACAACTACCGCAGCTGTTGTACCTACTGTGAATACCGCCGATTTAGGCATTGTCTAATCCTAACTTTGTTATTAATTCCTTGGCTTTGATATTGCTAATTTCAATTTCAAAGTGCATCTCATCGGCTCGCGACTTAAAATCACCGCCCCACTTGAGGCCGTACTTTTTAGCGAGCGCACGTATCATAGGCACCTTTTCAGCCGGGAACGTGCCGACCTTGCCGAGAGCGTGTCGCGTTGCATTGAGATCTATTGCGGTTCCGGATGAATGACAAGATAATTTTGTAGCATTACCTCTAACCATTCTGTACGCGTATCCCCAGTCGTCAAAAGTACCCTCGTCTATCGGCTCAATTAGCTCGTGAAACTCGGCAGCAAAAGCGGCTAATAGCGGGCCCACGCTACTAGCGCACTTAAGCTTACGATCCGTACCCTTTACAGGGTAGGACTTTATATTTATCTCGGCAGGATTTTTAGAGGCTGGATAGCCGTTGTAACTCGTTTCCATTTAACTCAGTAGTAGCTTTGCCTCATCGGCAGTAATGCCTAGTTTGGCTAATAGTGCAGCTTTGTCTGTTTCAGCCTTTGCTTTAGCAGTAATTTCATCTGCCTTAACTTGCACAATAGCAGCGTCTATTTCAGCCTGTGTTGGTGCTTGGCCCTCTAGCACATCAAACTTAACTGTTGAATAATCTTGCTCATTGAAAGAAAACTCTGAACCTGGGCGTAGTTTCCAAATTGCTTCGGCTAAATAATCCTTATACATAATTATGCTCCAATCTCAAAGAGTGTAATAACAGATGGGGTATTTACATATTGAAAAGTGCAACTCATTGAGTTTATTGCTTGGTCGATTTGTGCTTGCATTTTGTATGTTGTTGCTGATGTTGTATTTGGTGAATCGTAGTATTGAATTGAAAGTTGAGACAATATTCCTGAGGCTGGTGCAAACATTATCTTGTAACTGTCCCAATTAACAAGACTTGTTGCTCCTCTCAACAATTTTCCACCCACATAACCAATGGAAGCAGAGCAACTAATTGCAACGGAAGCCGAAATCATCACCAAGATTTTTGAAGTTGCCAATGTTGGTGTTATGGTTGCAGTTAAACCTGTAACATCTGTGAGTGTTGTTGTAGCATTAGTGTAGGAAGTTGATGTAGTTGCACTTACTACTTGAAGCAATTTGCCGCCACCGCCTGCTGGTGTAGCCCATTTTACTTTATATGGGCTAACTGTTGTATCAGCCGTTAAGATTTGGCCAGTCGTGCCAATAGGTAAATTATCGTAAGTGCCGCTACCAGTACCGACTACGATATCCCCGCTTGCCGTAATAGTTGTAGCCATGTCATTAGTAATAGTTACGGTGCCTGAGGTACCTCCGCCGGTAATACCTACACCCGCCGTAACTCCCTCAATGTCTCCCGTAGCACCCGAGGCTGCCCACGCAGATCCCGTGTAATACCATAACGAATTGTTATCTTTTGTGTATGCAAATTGTCCCTCTTGCGGTGAGGTAATAGCTGAGTTACGAGCTGCCTCGCTTGCAAAAACTAGGACTCCTTGCATGAGGTAGCCGTTTACGTCGCCGGCCGTTAATACCTCACCGGTTGTAAAGGTCTTAAACCCTAGACCAGCTGCCATCTTATGCTCCTTAGTACGCTAACACGGAGGTATCGAGCACTCCGTATAGTGATGAGTTTAGTATAAAGCCGTCGATAATCGGCTCTAGTGTTGTAAAAGTCGTTTTCCAAGAGTTAGGCGTAACCCGGTGCTGAACACCAAACACTTGCAAAGTCTGCGAAAGGGTAGAGGAGCCAGGCTGGTTTGTCGTGACCGTTACTGGATCAAAAAAATCTAGATCAAGGGCTGCAATAATGCCATCGTTATAGTTGTCTGTGTAAAGATCTAGCTCTACGGCATCGCATCGAGTGGCCGTATCCTTGCGGCTTGCCACGTAGGCCCGGGCATAATCAAGAGCCGCCTGATTAGTATCCATTACTAGGTTCTGCTGGTTATATGAGTGGGCAAAATACTGCTCAATAGAGGCATCATCTTGGGCCAGTTGTGCCGTGCCGCCTATCTTGGTTATGGAGGCTTGGTTGTAAACCTGCGTATCGTCTAAACGCCAGACGGCGTTGTAATAGGTAATTTCGCTGCCATCGTCATTAAATACTACCGGCGGCAAGGCTTGGGATTCTATGCAAAAGGCGCGATCATGTAGCTCGACAGAGCCTCGAGCGTTTATATATAAAGCTCCATATTCGGAGATGGTCGCCGTTTGTAATGCCGCCAAAGCCGTACGAGCCGTCCCCGGATCTGCTTGGAAAATGGTGTCGCCGTATTGAATCTCGCGCATGGATGGTGGCCACGCTATCTCGTCAAGGATGGCGTTCACGCGCTCGCCCGGTAAGTCACCGGCTTCAGCTAAGGTAATGGTTGAAACTTGGCTATTTTGGAACAGCCTAAAAGCATCTACGGCCGTAATGGTTGTATAAACTACATCGGTAGCCATTTTAGGCGTGGTCGTTGTGTAACCCGTAATAAATCCGCTAAAGAGTGGATACTCAATACCCGAGTAACTGGCGGTAATTTGTACTTTGCGGAGCGGAGTTAGTAAACCGTAATAAGGCCCGGCCGCGTTCTGAGGGTTAAAGTCGCCATTTTGATCCACAATACGAAGCGTAAGGGTACCGGTTTGGAATACATCGGCCTGAGCGTTACGGCCCCGGGTAGTTGTGATTCCATCGACTACGTTAGATACATCCACAATTAAGGCTTGGGCATCGGCCAAGATATTGGTGCCTAAGATACCGGTATCTAAAATCATGGCCTGTGCAAAAGATGGACCTGTCGAAAAGTTTATAAGCGCGTTAATCGTAGGGACGGTCATAATACGCCCGCCGTAGTAAGCGGATCTCCGCCGCGGTTTAGACGTTGAATAGTATCCTGAATAAGTCCCGCAAATTCATCTTGAGAAGCAATAGCGCCAGCGTTAATAGTTATTTGATACATCGCAGCGGCTTGAGCTGCATAGTTAGCGCCTCGTACCGCGCTACCAATATCAGCGCCTCCCGCTATTCCAGATAAAAATGACTCTTGAGCAATATCATCGGAAAAATCTACTTGAGCGGCTAGTGCTGCAATAATCGGATTACTCTTAGTAAAATTAGTAGTGTTAGATGGTATTAGTTGCGGAGATCCCATTTCTGAGAGACTTTTAGCAGCGCCTAGAGACTCCAACATTCTTATATATTCTTGTAAGGCCTTAAGGCGAGCAGCATCGGCCTCGGCTTGAGCCTTGGCTATGCGATCTATCATGCTTAACTCTGCGGATTCGCGTAGTTTGCCCAAAGTTAGAGCGGCGTTAGTTGTATTACTCAAGGAGGCAAGTCTAGCAATTTCGGTTAATTGGATTTGTACACGTTCGCTGTATTGCTCTTTGGCAGCTAATTCGCCAGCCTTAGTCAGGGCCTCGTTATATTTACCAAAGGCGATCTGTCGGGCTTCCTCTTTCTTGCCCTCGGCCATTTCGCTATTGTTGATAACTTTTAACTCAGCCAGGAGTTGAGCATTAAGGGCGGCTAACGTCGCATCACTAATTTCGGTTATTCCCTTTAGTTTGTCCATATTGGCATTTTTCTGAAAGGCTGCAAGTTCGCTGATTTTTTGTAGAGCTAAAGTTCCATTTTCATCCTCGATAGCCATAAGCGCCTCGAGGCGTAAACGTGTCTCTTTGTCATACGTTGCCTGTAATGCGGCAGCGATAGATATGCGGTTGGTATCAAATACGGCCGCAGCCTTTGATAACGAGAGTCTATTCTTTTCGGCTATTTGTCCCTTTTTGATTAGGGCTAATCTTTCCTTTTCCCGACGAGCCGCATCAGCCTCAGCCTTAGCTCTAGCTTTGGCGGCAGCAGCAGTCCCGGCAGGGCTTGCAGATCTGTTGCCTTGCCCAAACTTTTTACCCGATGACTTAGTTAAGAATCCTGACGGATCTCCCTCAACAATTAAATCTACAAACGGCTGGGTCTTTTCAATAAAAGCGGCAAGAGTATTTGATATTACATCGAGCGGAGTATTAAGTGTTTTAATTATCTTTGCCAGATTGGTTGCAAGTGTGGCTGTATTTTCCGCAGCCTCTTTCATCGTGTCTGCAAACTCCTCAGCCGTAGTGTCACCGGCTAAAATCATTAATGCATCTACTAGACCCTTACCAATAATCTCTTTAGCTTGATCGGCTTGTTCAGTTAGGATTGCTATCTGCCCTGTATAGGTACCGGCAGCCTGTGTTGCAGCGCCCGCAAAATTCTTGTTTAGTATCTTTTGTATATCGTTGAAATCAGCCGCTGCTAATTCTGCTGCACTAAGGCCCGTGTTATATTTCTTTAACGATTTAGTATTCCCGAGATATGCCTGAGATAAACTTTGCGCGACATCGGTAACATCGTAACCTGTGCTGGCGGCTACATCTAAAGCCGTATTAAAAATGCTAATAGACTTAGATACTGATCCAGTAGCTGTTAAGAGGGCCTGCATGGCCGGGACAGCCTGACCGCCTGTAACACCGTAGAGCTTGCCAATTTTCTCAATGTAGGCATCGACGGCTGGCTGGTCAAAGGCAAGGCCAAGGTTCCTAACCGAGTTAGCCAGTACGGTTGCCTCGCGTTCAGCTTCGGCAAAAGCGGTAATGGATGCCTTACCAAATTGCACAACGGCTGCGGCACTAAAGGCCACACCAAAAGTTTTAGCAAAACTCTTTACGCCTTTTTCAAAGCCGCTGATTTGTTTTTGTCCCTTGGCAAGAGCCCTGCCGTCAAAGGTTGCTATCGCGTTTACAAATAAATCAGGCAGTTTCATTATGCAGCCTTATCGTAACGGCCCTGATTAAAGGCGGCGATGGTGTTCTCAAGAGCTCGTATAACGGCAGCCGTAGCTTTGCCTTGATCCTCGTGCCATGCTCTAAAGATCATGCGGCCGCGACTATCACCCTGACCGTACAAAGGTCCCATGCGGCTAATAAAATTAGCACCAGCGCCCGGGTTATTAGATTTACTCTTTGAATCTCCTCCAGGATTTTTACGGCCAGCGGTCTCATAAATCGATCCACTAGCTGAGGAGTTGGCAATGATGTACTGCGAGCTCCATCCTTTTCTATTGCGCTTACTTGGAGAGGCTGTGTAGTAAACGCCCTTACTTGCTACAACCGGATCATAAAGTGGAAATAGACGTAAACGGCCCTCGGTGTTAAGAGTTCTAAAGGCAGAGTTACGAGCTGTAATCTTTTTGCCTTTGGTTCCCTCGTTCCAGTTATACAGGTTGCCCGGCACCGGAGACGGCGCGTAAGCCCTAGCCTTATCACGGATAGGGATCATCACGCCTTTAATCTCTTTATTCATCTCTTTTAATAGCTCGGGATCAAACTTACGCAAAGCGCTGAGAGTCTCTTTAACGCCGTCTATTTTTACGGTCATGATTCTTAGCCTCCTCAGCTTGTTCGTTTAATACCTTTACCAACATCTTTACCATCTCTGTATCAAGATCTAATACCGCTTGAGGCGGGATCCCTAGCCGTATCGCAAGTGTTGCCACTAAATACGTTAAGGAGTCCCGCCCTAGCTTAAAGGTTCGTCGTCTAAGACCTCGACCCGAGATAATGTATCTAAGAATTCGGAGCCAAAACTTTTTACAGTCTCGCCGCTACTTCTAATACATTCCCAAGCAAGCCAGAACAGATCCGTTTGCTTTTCGTCGTCCCTAAAGGCTTTATGAAAACCTTTCTTTGCGTAAAGTTCAAAGGCGTACTCAATCCGTGGAGTTATCTGATGTTCAGTAACCTCGCCGGTAGCCCTTGTTATTTTGAGTCGTGCCATTTGTTTGCCCCTTTTCTATTTTGTTAAGCGGTTGTATCGACAACGATTACTGAGTTACAAGTAAAAGTAATCGACTGAGTTGAGATGTCCCCGACGGCGCCGTTAATGTCAGTGGTGTTGTTTACCAGCACCGTAGTTTGATACTCCGGATTGGCAGCTGAGATCACAGCGCTAGTTTGCTTCAGCGTTAGTGGCACTGTTGTACCCCATGCAGCCTGGAGAGTTTGTAGTACTTCGCTCGCTACTGTGTCATTCAGAAAGTCCAGAGTTACCGTTGAGGTCTCCAGTCCCTTTGTGTAACGTCTGGCGGAGTCTCCCATGGCTGTGACTTCCAGCTCCTCAAAGACTCTGTTAATCGTTGCACTTGTTACGTGATCTGAGAGATCGACCGAGTTAAGGGTTACGACCACTCCATTGGATAAGAATACGGCCATGGCCTATTCCTCGCTTTCGGTTGTAGTTGGTGTTGGTTCAGGTTTTACCTTTGCGATTTTAACCGGTTCAGGTTCATCTGTGATCTGACCGATTTTTCGCAAAAACTTTAGATCATCTTCTGTGTATGCCATTTTTAGCTCCAGCTCGTGAGTACGGATATGTCGATCGATGCCGTTAGCAACGTACCACTTTGAACGTCCAAAGTACCGGGCGCGCTAACGCTTCCAATATTCATAACGATTGTTGATGCAGATAATTTATTAAACACAGCTACGACCATGCTCTCGATGCCTTGTAAGTTCCCCTGATTATCTAGCAGAGGCACCGACATCTGAATCCTGAAATTAGCAAGCGGAGCAATAGTGGAATAAGAGTTATTGTTAGGAGTGATATATGGATCTCCCGGAGCAATAATTACGCTGTTTGCGGTTATGGTCGGAGGCGGGTACGCGTACGTATTCCACACATTCGTATTGGCAAGGGCCGCAGCTAGTGATGCTCTAAGAGTTGTAATGGGCGCAGTCATAATCAGCCGATCATCGCCCCGGGATTTGTGTAACCGGCTATGAGGCCTCTGATCTTGCCGATCATGCTATTCCCCATGCGATATGGGCTCGGGCTAAATCCATCGATTGATACGCCGCCAGTTTGGCTAACTTGCCTTGCCTGCCATACATCGACCGCAAGAATCATGGCCGCCTCGCGTACGGCTGGCGTTGATGCGTAAGCCTGCGATTTGATGTCAGCACCAACGGCTGACCCGTAAGGCAAGATACGTCCAAAGTTAGCGTTAGCTGAGGTTCGAGCGAATTGAATAAAGCTGTAACCGGAGGGCCAGTCCCAAGCGTATTGATTCCATGAAATAGCCGGGATTAGGTTAGTGGTGCCGGCGCTCCAAGGCATTGTTCCGGTAATCGTATAGGTGCCGTTGTAAGTTGAGCCGCAGCCACTCAAGGTTACGCTTTGCCCGGTGCTAAAAATGCCCGGGTTAGCGATCATTACTGTGGCAATATTATTCTGCAAAGTTGCACCAACAACCGGCGCTGATGCAAACCATAAAAACTGATTTAGTAGATCTTGCGCAGTTTGGCAGACCTCTTCAACAATGGCAGAGCTGTACAGGTTTTCGATTCCAAGATTAGCGCGAAGCTCTGCTTCGGTTACATACGTGGCTGCCATTGTTTCCTCCTTAAATTAATGGGCCGGGAGGGCTCAAAGGGCTAAGAGCCCTCCCGACTACTAGTTGGATCAGGTTAAGTTGTAACGGACCAAACCGTTTGGCATCTTAACAATAGTCGCCATAAATCCGTAGATTGCGACCTGAATTTGGAGATTAGATACAACGTTTACAGACATATACGCCTGTGGTGAGCGATATACGGTCATAGCTTCTGGTGCAACAATAAACGCTGAATCGTCGATAGTTGTAGCAACCATCTGATGATCAACGTACAAATCGAGGCCAAGTACATTTCCGCGAATTGATGTAGGAGTTGAAAGACCGCCGCTATTCATAGGGGCTGCTGCATTGTAAATTGGTCGCCCTGTTGAATCAGTTGCACCCATTAGGAGTGACCATTGTGATGGACCGGCTACATAGTTACGTGCAAAGTAGCTTGTGTTCTTGTAGATGTTAGCTGACTCTGTAGATACGTAAGAAATGATGCCCGCGCTTGTTGCAGCTACTGCTGTACCTTGTACTCCGCCAGCGACTACATCAGCGATTACCGCTGCATCTGTCGCTAGAGAATAAGCTCGCTGTAACTGGTTAGTAAGTTCCGCATAAAAATTTGGATCTGATCTCTCCAGAAGCTCAATACTTAGCGTATTCATGCCCGAGTACTTCTTAACAGTTCCAGATAGGTACTGAGTGACCATCCCTGTATTTTGTACTGCGCCAGCTTCTGCCTCAACAGTTACAACAGGTGCAGTACCTGCTTGGCCGCCCGCAGACGTAACAAGTGACGGTACTGAAATCGTCATACCACTTGCTGGAAGCGCTCCTTGTGAAAGCGCATTAATCATAGGAGTATCAAAGTTAGTATTAGATACAAACTCTGAAAGGTATTGAGTTGGATTAAAAGCCGGGTTAGTAGAGAAAGAATCGTCTGCGGCAGTTACATATAACTTAGAATCTTCATTTCCTAGAGCTGCTTTAATTTTGTGCTCTGTATATGAAGCCATTGATGTGATTGGTGTACGTACTCTCTGAGAGTCTAATACAGATGGTCGGATAATACGGCGAGATGCCTCGACAGGGGCAGCCTCAGCCGGTGTATCTGCCGGTGTGTCCGGCGTATTTTCAGGGGCTGTAGTCACAGCTTCCTCGCTTTCGGTTTCGGTTTCGGTCTCTACGATCGTCGTAGAAATCGTTGTTACTTTTTCTTTCATACTTGTAGCTGCCTCGAGTGCTGCTCGAGCCGCTGCAATATCAGTTACGGATGCGCTGGAAAAGGCCGCCGATTCAACAAGGCTGACCTCTTTGAGGACCGCCGCCGTTACTAACAGGTAATCCCCCATAGGCTTAGAGGCCGTTACATCGACCCCTACGGATAAGCCGGATACTAGGTTTTCCTGAGCTAATACGAGCGCATCTTGTCCCCGAGTGCTGCTCGATAACTTAAAGGATCCGTAAACGCCCTCTGTAGAATCGCTGAACGAGATGGCGCGACCAACAGGTTTATCTTGTTGGTGCTGCATTAATAATTTTATCTTTGATGCCTCTGCGTAAGTAATTGAACCACGCTCGAACATTACAGGGCCTGCACTGGTGTGGCCGATTTCGCCATATGGTGCAACAAGTCCGGATACGATCCGGCGCTCTGTATCTGCGGCTTGAATCTCTTGATTAAAGGTTAGTAGCACTTGCATCTCCTAGCGGTGTGAGTTGTTCCATTTGTCGAGCCTGATTTACATCGATGAGATTTAGAGTCAGCATCTTTTCAAGAATATCTAAACGATCCTTTGCATCTGCGCGCAAGAATGTCTCGTCTATCGCAAAACGTACCTGATTTTGTGAATTTGTTATGTCATTCATGCTCAGTCTGTCCTCAATAGCTGAGATGTATGGCTGTAATGAATAGGCCATAAATTCTTTACGACCATCCAATATGTTCTGATAAGTCATGGAGTTGTTCATATCGCTTGAGATCATGTACGCCGGGACGTTCATGGATCTGGCGATTTCTGTACTCAAATACTGGGAGGCCTCTGTATAGGCCATGTCTTTAGGTGAGAATGATGTAGGGACATAATCCAAAGTCGATGTCAGGTACGCCGTCGAGCGATTTTGTCTTGCGCTCTTGAACGCAGCTAGTAAACCTTGGATCTGTGTTTCAGGCAGATCAGCTCCTGAGTTCTTAAGTATGCCTGTCGGCATCGGAGTGGCCGCACTTACCGCTGCCGCTTTTTGTATGTCATAGGCTGCGCGTATAGTTGTCGATGCGGTTTGCAATACTCCAGGAAGCAATGATTGGAAAGTTACAAGCGAGCCAATTCCAGACATCGGTACTTTGTTACCATCTAAAAAGTAATCCTGTACTTCGGTGCCATATTTATCTGTCGTATATGTAACGCGGTTATTAGCAACCCACTCAAAGCCTGACGGTCTGCCATCATCTGCATACAAGCTAGAGACGACCCAGTAACTTATTCCATAAAAAATGAGCGAGTCCACCGTCGCACTTATTGTAAGGCTGCGAGGCTGGCGCTGGTCAGGTTGTTCTAACCAAACAGGGGAGCCTAACTTTTCACCAGTTGATTTTTTGTATAATCCTAAATCGATCGATGAGATAACGCCGGCTATTAGATTCCTGCATCTTGATACAGAAGCGACTTGCAAAGCAAAGTTACGATCGATGCCGATGCCGTTATATCCAAGGGCGCTATTAGTATTAAACGATCCATACCCGTAAGTAGTATCCATTACGGCAGGTGCATACTGCGCCTCTATTGCCGACTTATCGCCGCCCTTAAAGCCTAAAGTTTGTAGTAATCCCATGGGGCCGATTTTCCCAAAATGTCAAGGATAAAATCAGTTATTTCGTGTCGTGTCTAAATATAAACTTTGGCCTCGCTCATAGGTTGATTTAGAATATGCACGATCATACTTAGACCGATTGCAATATCTACAGGTCCGGCCGATTTACGCCGGACGATTCTCCAGCTTGAATCCGACTCTTTAGCTGCACAGTTGGCCATATGTGCAATGAGTTCATCCTGCCCAGAGTGAACGAGGCGATTATTAGCCAGCGCCTCATGGAGATCGCCCGAGGCCTGATAACCCTTTTGGCCGGAGATGTCGGTTATATGGACACCGTTTACCTCAAGCCTTTTGGCTATTGAGGCGGTTGTGTACTTGTCATAACAAACCGTCCGAGGGTAAAAGTCTTTGCACCACTTGGCAATATGGTCTGCCATATATAGCTCGTCGATTGATACATCCGAGTGAAAGATCTCAAGCACGGCTACGCCTATCCGACCGTCAGGCAATATCTGGCCCATCGTAAGTGATCCATCGCGCCTCGATGGTGCCACGTCAAAGGCAAAGATTGTAAGAGGTCCCGGTGACATTTTTAGCTCGATATCGCTGGCATTTTCAACCGCCATATGAGGCCAGGGTGAGGCCGTCGAGCTAATCCACTGGCAAAGCATCTCCGTCTTGGTGGTCTCTACCGGTTGAGTTGCCACGGCCTCCTCTAGCGCCTCCTCCGTGACCGTCCAACCGAGTGCCGGGTTTGCCATGGCCCATGCATCGCGATCTGTTATAGCTGCAAACTGCGGAGCGCTATATTCATAAAAGCCAAAGGTCTTAGGCGGGAAACTAAGTGCTCTTTCGCGTAGATCGTTTAGCACGGTACTAAAGGCATCTCCCGCATTAGACGTAAGTAGGGTCTGGCTATTAGCGCGGGCTCTCGTGGTCGGTGTAGCCGCGCGAAAGCCCTCTTCCGAGATTTCGCGTACCTCATCGACGTACAACAGGTCAGCCGTTCTGCCACGAGATCCGTCTCTCGTAGCTGCGACCACATCGAGGCGAGCGCCATTTTTCATCTCTATGGACTCGGTGCCATTAGCAAAGCGGATCTGTTTTACGGCCTTGCTTAGCTCAGAGGAGCCCTCGATCGCGTAGGCCACTTGCCTAAAGGTGTCCAAGGCCATCGATCTATTTGAGCTCATAATAATGACGTTTTTAGAATCAAATAAATACAGATGCGCCAGCATCATCATGCGCGCAAGATGTGTCTTGCCTTGTTGTCTGGCACAGAGTACGAGACTTGTTTTACGCACGAACATTCCGGCTTCGTCTATTGATGTCATGTCGCGAATTACAAAATCCTGCCACGGCAGAAGTGGTAGGCCGATAGATTCTGCTAGACCAGCGACCTCATCGCCGCGATTTTTTCCACCAGCGTACGGACTATGTAATCGAGGCTTGATGGCCCCATAGCGCGGCTTTTTAATCTGGTCTGTATCTTTATCCATTTTGTTCCGGCTGGCCCGTACACGGACCGGCTAGGACCGTACTGGTGGTTTTCGGGGAGATATTGCTTGG